TTGAAGGACGGCGTGGTATTTAGCGGTAAATACGAAGGAGGCGCCAGATTATTTCCGCCGCCACATGTCATTATCTTCGCAAATTTCCTTCCCGACTTCACAAAACTAAGCGCGGACCGCTGGGTAATCAGAACACTGCTTAACAATCCACCTAGGCTACTCAATCCTGTACCTATGTAGTGTGAACAATAAACGTTCCTGGGGGGCTCCGCCCCCCCTGCCCCCAATCCGGCATCGGCCTTCGGCCTCAGCCTCCCGGCCAACTCTATAGCAAACGGCGCTGCGCGCGGCTTAACAAGCGGTCCTTCACACGACCGCTTTTTATTACTAACTACCTAATTACAATTCGTCACGGTAACGGTACCTATTGTACCAGTAACTAGCTAATTTCATCGCCACTGAAGCTGAGGGAATGGCCAACCTGGACATCGACGGAAGAGTTGAGGAGGGCGGTGTTGGATAGCTTATTGGCCATAACGACCCAGACGAACTGGGCACCTTGACCTTCGAAGATTTCCGTATCGATCTTTTGCGGCCGTAGAGTGTGAAACATCTGTACCGAGGCGGACCCCTGTTGCGTCTCCAGGATCGCTTGCTTCGACCAGACGATTTTTCCGAAACGGACGAAATCCGCGAGGACCGAAGGGTCCCACGTCCACGACTCGGTCCCACTCGTAGGCAGAGTAGCATTGTCAGAACAGGCCTTACGCCAGATCAAAAATACACGTACCTTGACAGCGTCGACTACAGTGCCGAGAAGCGGTCGTAGCGATAGTATAATAAATATCCTACCGCCTCTGATAACGACGTTCCTACCGAATCCGGGAACCGGGTTCCCGGTATCTACCGCCTTAGCAGCAGGGGTAGTCCAAAAAGGCTGCACAGAGGGATCGGGGAGAGCGTTTACACGAATATAGTTAGCGTTTACGTTACCGGCAGGGGCAAGAAACGTAGTCGTTATCGTCCAAAGTGAACGATAGTGCGTGGCGCTAAACGAGCTATTCAGGAGGTGGCGCCGCCACTTTCCGGGGTTATACTTCTTCTTCGGGTTACGCCTCTTAAAGATACGCCGTAATCTAAATTCAGTGGGGCGGCGTCGAAACCGCCGCCTCCTTCCGTATCGGGGCATAAAAATTCGGTGGCGCGGTTCCGCACAGTACTTTATACAGTAAGGGGGGCCGAGCTACCGAATTAATTCGGATGGGGGGCCCCCCTATTTATACCCCTGAATGTTCCGGCTCGGCCGGGCTCGGGCTATAAAAGCCCGGGGCGAGACCACCGGGGGGTCGGTAATACTACCAAACGCGCGTTTGGACGACCCCCCGTCTCAGTCCCTCCTAAATGGAGGACCCCGTGGGCCAGGAAAACGAAGAACCACCGCAACCACAACAACGCCGCCGTAACCGTTCGCGCGGTTGGTTCTTAACACTAAACAACTACACCGAGAGCGAAATCAACACCCTCATCGACTGCTGCCAAAACGATGGGGCTTCCTATGTTATACAAGAAGAAACCGGAGAGGCTGGTACTCCACACCTCCAGGGGTATGTCCACTGGAAGAACCAGGTCGCCTTCACCACAATACGCCAGTGGAATGTTCGGATACATTGGGAGCGAGCGAGATCTGTCTCCAACGCCGTCGCGTACTGCTCCAATCCCGAGAAGCGTACTGGACGGATATGGACGTCCGGGTTTACAGTCGATACTCGAAATTTACGAATCGTACTCGAAGAGAACCTTTACGACTGGCAGAGAGATTTGTTCGGGGAGCTCCGCGGGGAGCCTGATATGAGATCTGTGGTATGGTACACAGACGTACAAGGAGGGTGCGGGAAAACCGCATTTGCGCGATTCCTCCTCAAGAACATGCCCCACACCATGTTCGTTTCGACAGGTTCCGCCAAGGACATCGGGTACCAGATCATTAAGTCCCCATGGTCGCCACACGTCGTGGTGTTCAACCTGCCACGAAGCGCTGAGGCGGGGATGTCTTACGCTGCGGTAGAATCATTGAAGGACGGCGTGGTATTTAGCGGTAAATACGAAGGAGGCGCCAGATTATTTCCGCCGCCACATGTCATTATCTTCGCAAATTTCCTTCCCGACTTCACAAAACTAAGCGCGGACCGCT